AAAGTATTAACATCATATTTTCAAATTTCTGAATCTGAAAAGAAAGAAAAGAAACAAAAAATAAATGAAGGTAAAAAAATTGCAATTAATTCAATTAAAAAACTTTCAGAAACAATTGAACAAGAATTGGCGGCTGAATTTATCGTAAGAGAAAATTCAAACTATAAACTCGTTGGTAAAACAAACAAGAGTAACTTGGTGTTTGAACACAACGGTGAACAAATCAGAGTAACTCCAAAAGGAGAAGTTCTATGAGTCATCTAATCTATATTAATGGACTAGGTCCAAATTATAGAGGAGATAACATGTATGAATTTATCTTTAGTGATGAACTTGATGTTTGGGGGGAAAATTGGGATTCAAGACCAGCACATGGTTACCCACAACCACCTGAATTAAAATATATAAAGAAAGTTGGACTACTGAAAAATACGGTGGTCCAACTTGAACTTATACAGGACTCTGATTTTATGGGAGTCACAGACGCAATGGAAGATGTAATTGCGTTAGCCTGGGAGAAAGATGAAAGTTGTGAAGATGAGACCCGTCTTGTTTTTCGTTTCGGAGATTCAGAACAGAAAGTAAAAGATAAATTGTACGAAAGAGACATCATTTTAGAATTAGAAAAAGACGTTGTATATGAAAAATAAAAAAATTAAACAACTAATGGAACGTGGATTGAGCCATAAATTGTTATTAACAATGAATGAAGGTCAAATCAATCAATTGCATAAAATGATGGTATCTGAAATAACAATGGTACCAAAAACTGACACCGCAACAATTGATAAATTAAAAAACGAGAAAAAACCTTTTGAAGTTTATGAGCAAGGTGTAGAAGTTGACAAAAGTGATTCAAAACTTGGTCAAACTACTCAAGCACCACATCAAGTACAAGCACCTGATGGTATGGGTGATGAAGGTGATGATGCTATTGACAAAGAAGAAGATATTAGCGAAGCAAAGAAAAAGTCAAAATATAATCCTTGGGCTATTTGCACATCATCAGTTGGTAGAGATGACAAGAAAAAATTTGAAAGATGTGTGATGGATGTAAAAAGAAACATTAAAGAAGGAAAAAATCCTTATTTACCAATTGTTGAATCTTCTTTACTAAAAATGGTTGAAAAACATATCTCACCAAAAATTTCTAAAATAGATTTATTAAATACTTTGAGTGAACAAGGAATTATTTCTCGTCCATTTAAAAATAGTATGATTGGATTTGTTGGACATAATGAATTGGACAAACCGGTTAAAAAAATGTATGTTTCTAAAAAAGAAGCTATGGAACAAAGTACAAAAACAGCACCGGCACCTACAAGAGTAAAACCTGGTACTAAAGAAAAGGAAAAACCTGGTAAAATGGACCCTTTTAAAAATCCAAAACACCAACCAAAACCAAAAGCTGAAAAAATTGATGAACAAGGTACTAAAACAGCACCTCCAGTAGTTAAACCTGGTACTAAGGAAAAACCAAAAACATCTGACCCTTTTAAAAACCCAAAACACCAACCAAAACCAAAGGCATCTACTGAGGCTCCAAAAATGGGAACGGTTAAAATACCTGACTATTTGGAGTTTGACCAATTAAAAATTGACTTTAAAAACCAATAATGAAAAAGAAACAAATCGTAAGAGAAGCTCCAATTGATTATGGAGATAGACCCGAAAGAATGTCACCTGATATTGAAAGAACAATTCTTTCAAAAGGAACTCCATTATCTACAAACCCAGCATTTCCAAATATAGAACAAGGTAATGTACCTGAAACGTTTGAAGAATTGGTTGCGTCTAAAAGATTTAAAGATGTTGTTGCTAAAGTTAGACGTTATGTACCAAATGCTGGTACCGATATTTCAAGAGGAAATCCTTTACAGCAATTACAAAGAACAATGATGAGTATGGCCATGCAGTTGTTACAAAAACAAGTGGCACATAAAGAATATCTTGAAAATTTGGCAATTGATTTGGTTAGAAAAGAAATGGGTGTAAGACCAGACCAAATTAATTATGTTGCAGAACTTGTAATGCCAGGTCAAATTGATATGTCAGGTTTCCAAAAACAAGGTGAAGAACCCGAAGAAGAGGAAATCGAACAAAATTTCCAAGAAAAAGAAGAAGATTTAGAAGATTTCATATCGGCTTTTGAAAGGTTTGATATTGAAAAGGCGAAAAGAAGATTTATAAATGCGTTAATACAAGGTTCATCTAAAAAAGGACATTATATGTTTGAATTAGTTAGAGATGAATTAGATAGAATTGACCCCGATTTATTAAATCTTTATGGTGTTGTTATGTCAGTAAATGATTTATTGTATTGGGTATTACCTGATGAAATGATGGACATGATGATGGGTCAAGGTGGTATTGGTGGTAAAGAAGAAGTCGATATTCAAACTGACCCCCCAACAGTTAAAGCTACAGGAGTATTTTTCCCTATATTAATTCACGAGTTAATTAAAGGTACAATGGAAATCTTGGGTACTCAAGGTCTTCCTGACGACCCAAAACAAGCCGAAATGGTCATGGCATCAACTGACAGCTTATCAAATGAAATTTGGGATTTAAGAATTGGTCCAATATTATGGGAAAAATTCTTGGCAGCATATCCTGAAGAATTATTTGAAGAAGATAAAAAATTCATACAAAACTACCTCTTTGCAAGATTTTCAGCACTTTCATCTGATGAATTTTTCAAATTAGCAAAAATGATTTTAAGAGGTGATGCGAAAGCAACATCAATCTTGGACAGAATGGTTAAGGAGATTGTGGCTCATTTGAATGAAGTACATAGTGATGATGACGAAGACTATGATACAGATGAAGATGGTGACACTATGGGTCCTGACGATGATGATTTGAGTGATTTAGATGATTTCTTAGGTAGTTTAGGTATTGACAGGTCCTAACACTAACCTTTTATGGGTTTAACCAGAGAACAATTACTATTAGAATATTCAAGGTGTATTAAGAACACACCATACGCTCTTAAGACGTATCTTCAGACTTATGATAACACTCAGTCAAGATACGTCCCATTAGAGTTATTTCCTGACCAAGTAAACTTGGTGGAGGATTATGAAAACTTCAACGAAAACATTGCGTTAAAATATCGTCAGGCAGGTGTGTCTACGGTAACCGCTGCTTGGGCAAGTAAACGACTTGTATTTGCATCAAAACAAAGACCTGAGAAAATTCTTATTATCGCAAACAAATTGGATACTGCTGTGGAAATGGCGAACAAAATTCGTGGTTTTACAGAACAGTGGCCTGCTTGGGTAGGTGTTGGATTTTCACCTGACAAAAACGCCGCAAGACACTTTAAGTTAACTAATGGTTGTGAGGTTAAAGCGGTTGCAACTTCAAAAGATGCACTTCGTGGTTATACCCCCACTATGTTGGTATTTGACGAGGCGGCATATATTGAGGCGGATGGTGATTTCTGGGCGGCCTGTATGGCTTCATTGTCTACGGGTGGTAAAGTTGTTGTTGTATCAACACCAAACGGATACGACCCAATTTATTATGAAATCTACGAACAAGCCAATCGTGGGATGAACGATTTCAAAATTACAGAAATGTTTTGGTATCGTGACCCACGTTATACTAAAGATTTGTATTTGGTTAAAACAGATGAAATAATTCATTTCTTATTAAACAGAGAAGAATATACTGCCGATAGAATTGTTGATTTTTCAGGACGTGACCCCTATGAAAGAAATTATGATGAGTTAAAGGCTTATTTTGAGTTAGGATACAAACCATGTTCATCTTGGTTTGAGGCAATGGTTAAAAAACTTAAGTACGACAAACGTAAAGTTTCTCAGGAATTGGAATGTAATTTCTTGGGTTCGGGTGATAACGTATTTGATGCGAATTTAATTAAGAATATTACTGATAATATGATTAAAGAACCCATGAATAAAATGATGGGTGGTGGACTTTGGATATGGAAAGAACCTGAATTAAATCACAGATATATTATGGGTGTGGACGTTTCTCGTGGGGACTCTGAAGATTATTCAACAATTCAAATATTTGATTTTGATGAAAGGGAACAAGTTGCTGAATATGTTGGAAAACTTCCACCTGATGTGTTGGCAGAGATTGCCTACAAGTGGGGTAACATGTATAATTGTTTTATTGTTGTGGATATCACGGGTGGTATGGGTGTTGCAACTGCAAGAAAACTACAAGAGCTTGGATATAAAGATTTGTATGTTGATGGTGTTGATTTTGGAAACAAATGGAAATATGACCCAAAGTCTGCTGACAAAATTCCTGGTATTAACTTTAACAATAAAAGGGTTCAAATTATTGCGGCACTTGAAGAAAGTTTAAGACATGGATTAAAAGTTCATTCATCAAGATTATTGAATGAAATGAATACGTTTGTGTATATCAATGGAAGACCTGACCACATGAAAGGACAACATGATGATTTAATCATGTCTTTGGCTATGGCCGTATATGTATCAGATTCATCATTTTCACAACTTACGAAAGTAACACAACAAGCCAAAACAATGTTGGAGTCTTGGCAAGTTACATCATATGACCCACCAAAAGAACAATATTTTAATCCGTCAATACCAAATAAACAATATAAAACAAATATTGCTTATCAAAATCAACCAACAAAAAAGGATTATCAAGACTATTTATGGGTAATTGGCGCACCAAAGCGTTGATAAAAAATACATATATATTAACTTTTTACTATGGAAGAAAAAAACCTGACGATATGGCAACGATTGTCCCAAGAACTTGGACCAAATTCATTGTTGGGTCAAGATATACCTACTTACAAGTTTGATAAAAAAGAACTTTTAAGAACTACTGATAAAGAAGAATACGAAAAACAAAAACTTCAAGCCAGACAAACATATTATATTACAAGTCAATGGGCTAAGATTGAGAACAATTTATATTCTCAAGCGGTTTATTATCAACCAACAAGATTGGCTTCGTATTATGATTATGAGTCAATGGAATATACACCTGAAATTTCTGCGGCTTTGGATACATATGCCGAAGAATCTACAACTGTGGATGAAAATGGTTACATGTTACAAATATACTCAGATTCACCAAGAATCAAAGCGGTATTAGGTGATTTATTTAACAACGCATTGGACATTAATACAAATTTACCAATGTGGACAAGAAACACTGCAAAATATGGTGATAACTTTGTATTTTTAAAGTTGGACCCTGAAAAAGGTGTTGTTGGTTGTTTACAATTACCAAACATTGAAATTGAACGTATTGAGGTTGGTATGCAAGGTAAAGCAACTTCAGGTTATGGTGGAGCGGTTGTTGCATCAGGAAGTGATTCCAAAAGTTTACAATTTACTTGGAAAAACAAAAGTTTGGAATTTAATAGTTGGGAAGTAGCACACTTTAGATTATTAGGTGATGATAGAAAATTACCATATGGTACTGCCATGTTGGAAAAAGCTAGAAGAATTTGGAAACAATTAATCCTTGCTGAAGATGCTATGTTAGTTTATAGAACATCAAGAGCACCTGAAAGACGTGTGTTTAAAGTGTTTGTAGGTAACATGGATGATGCTGATATTCAACCATACGTACAACGATTTGCACAACAATTTAAGAAAGACCAAATTACTGACCCTCAAACAGGAAACGTAGATATGAGATTCAACCAAATGGCTGTTGACCAAGATTTCTTTGTACCTGTAAGAGACCCATCATCTCCAAACCCAATTGAGACTTTACCGGGAGCTACAAACTTATCTGAAATTGCCGATATTGAATATATTCAAAAGAAACTTTTAACAGCATTAAGAATTCCAAAAGCATTCTTGGGATTTGAAGAAGTTGTAGGTGATGGTAGAAACTTATCATTACAAGACATTCGTTTTGCAAGAACAATCAATAGAATTCAAAAATCTATGGTTGCCGAACTTAACAAAATTGCAATTATACACTTATTTTTATTGGGATTTGAAG